TCGATAACGTGGAAGACGCTGCGAATTTCGCCGGCCTTATGGCTAAGAATTTCGCGGCGTCCGGTAAAGACGGGGCGCAGGTCAACTCGCTCATGCAACAGATAACTACCTCGATGTCAAAGGGCGCGGTCGATTCAAGGGCGATGATGAGTCTATTCAGAGACAGCCCCTCAACCCTGCGTATGATGGCCGACAGCCTGGGCGTCACGGTAGATACTTTTAAAGAAATGGCGACAAAAGGACAAGTGTCGGCCCAAACGCTAAAATCGATTTTCGAGCGAAACGCTGGCGATATTAACTCGCGAGTCGGAGAGGTCGATTTATCCATATCAGACGCAATCAAAAACATCCGCAATCAATGGGGTCAATTCGTTGCGGAAATGGATAACGGCCTTGGTATAACGAAAACCATAGCGAAAGTCATGGTGCAGGGATTCAGCAAAGTATTATCCGTTCTCCGGCGCGTTCAGGAATACATACAAAAACTCTCGAAAAAAATTGGCGGGATTAAAAACATGATGAAACTGCTGGCTATTTCGGCAGGTACGATATTCGTCGCTTTGAACGCCACTAAAATATTAGGGTTTATAAAAGCCGTGGGTACGGGGCTCGGTAAAATCAATTTGAAAATGTTATTAATAATCGGAGTCGTCGTATTGCTCGCGTTATTAATCGACGACTTGATTAATTTTATGAACGGCAATGACTCCATGATTGGGGAGTTATTTAAAAAAGCTGGAATCGACGCCAATGCGATGCGAAAAACCATAAAGGGGATATGGGACGCGCTAAAAGAAATTGGCTCGCTATTGCTTAGTATTCTCTGGCCGATTCTGAAAGAAATAGGCGGCGCGTTTTTAAACGCGTTAAAAGAAATATGGGCTCTGATCGGCGACAGCGTATTAGACGCGCTGAAAAAATCCTTAACATGGATTGCCGATAAGTTGACGAGCCTCGCAATGTGGATGAAAGAAAATCCAGAAAAGGTAAAAGAAATCGCGAAGGCTATTCTTGTGGTTGTTGTGGCTTTAAAGGCATTTAAAATTATCATGGCAATCGTGAACGCGGTTATGGGGCTCTCCCCTATAACATGGATTATTTTGGGGATAGTCGCCCTCATCGCGGTTATCATCCTTTGCATTAAGTATTGGGACAAAATAAAAGCCGCGATGTCCGCGGTATGGGAGTGGATAAAAGGCGTATGGGGCGCTTTCGCCGATTGGGTCTGGAAAACGCTGATCGAGCCAGTCGTAAAATTCTTCACGGGATTATGGGATTCTATTAAAAACATCTTTTCCGGCATATGGGAAACCATAGTCGGCGTTTTTACGTCGATTTGGAATAAAGTCACCGAAATATTTACCGAGATAAAAGATACGATTTCCAACATCATATCCGGAGTTGTCGAAGTCGTTAAAAAGCCCATAAACTTTATTATCGATTTGCTTAATACCTTCATCGGAGGGATTAACAAGCTAAAAATACCGGATTGGGTTCCGGGCGTCGGCGGCAAGGGTATAAATATCCCACTGATTCCGAAATTGGCGAAAGGGTCAACCGCTTCGCCGGACACCTTCATCGCTGGTGAAGCCGGCCCAGAATTAATCACTAATTCAAAAGGCAAAAAGGTATTCCCTGCCGCTAAGACGGCGGAAATATTTAACGCGATGAAAGAAATGGCCCATATGGTTAAGACGTTTGATATTGTTAAGACAATGAAAGATTTGGCGCATATGGCGATGACGGCGGGAAAGCCCTCGTCGGCGACCGTCGCAGCATCCGCGCCTACGCTGGAAAATAAATCAATCATACAAAATGTTGATATTACAAACCAATTCCACGGCGACAGAGCCGGCCAGCAAAAGAGCGCGGAGGCTATGGATAAAGCCACGGATGATGTTTCCGGATTAATGGCCAGAGGGCTCGCTTATGTGAGGTGATAATGTGGCAAGGGCAAAACAGCCTGTGAGTATAGACGGAATAGAATTCGACGCCGTTATGGACGAGTCCGCTACATACGACGCGGACGTCCCGAATTATCCCGTGGAAACGGGGTTCTCCGTCAGCGACACGATTATTCTGCGGTCCCTCACATTAAGCATGACCTTATATTTAACCAACACGCCGGTCACATGGCGGAACAGGACAGGCGCATATCCGTCGAAAGTCCAGGATGTCGCTAAAAAGCTCAAAGATTTATATTTTAAAAAAACTCCGGTAACGGTGTCCACGAACGACGGGACGTTTTCAAACATGGCGATAACCAGTTTTGAATTGGCAAAGAATCAGGAAAATGGTTCGTCCATGGAAATCCCTATATCATTCCAGGAAATCCGGGTCACGGAATCTAAAACGACGACGATTCCTGAAAGTTACGGAAAAAGCGGGACGACAGGGACAAACGCTGGAACGGCAAATATAGCGACGAATAACGCGGCTCAAGAACAAACGCAAAGCGATACGGGCAGTAAAGGTTCGATTCTCTATAATCTGGGTTCGTCTCTCGGTTTAGTCGGCGAAAAAAAATCAGGCGGAATTGTGGACATGATAGACGGCTTATTTGGCGGTTAGCTTCTTGGGACGACGATGGGTAAAAGCAACAGGAGAGAGAATGGCGTGTACTCATAAAAGATAGCGTCATTATTGTTGATAAAATAGAGTTGATATGATATAATAATAGCAGTTAAATATTTCGATAAAAGGAGCTGTTATTATGCAGGTAGCGTTATCTGAACTTAAAATTAACGTTGGAAAGTATGTTGACCTTTCTGAAAATGAAGATATTTATATTACTCGCAATGGAAAACAGGTTGCAAAGATTACTGGAATGAATCGCGACCGCGTTGCCGATATGAAAACTTTATTTGGGATTGCCAAACTTCCGTCAGAGTATAACGACCCAACCTATGACCCGAATTACGAAAAACTGCGTGATGAGAGGTTGGGAGAATGAGGATTGTCATTGACAACAATATTATACTCGACGCGTTGCTTGAACGTCAGCAATTCAATAAAATCGCCGAACAAATATTAATAATTTGCGCTGATACGCACAAAGGCTGCCTCTCAGCTAACAGTTTAACGGATATTTTCTTTGTTCTACGGAAATGTATAAAAGCGTCGGAGGCAAAAAACGCTATCAAAAAGCTGACGGAATTATTTGAAATTATATCTGTGAATGATGAAGATTGTATAAATGCTTTATCGCTTCCGATTGATGATTTCGAAGATGCGCTCGTTATAATATGCGCTAAAAAAGCTGGAGCCGATTATATTATAACGCGCGATAATTTACTCCTGAAAACCGAATCGCCGATTCCGATAATTTCTCCGAACCGATTTCTTGAAATATTAACAATAAATAACAACAGCCGCTTATAGTGAGCGGTTTTTTTATTTGGAGGCGATTAAATGCAGGTTCTTGATATAGCTGTCCCGGATTACAACGATTCATTCTCCCGCGTTGTACTCAATGGAAAACAATACCTCATCCGGTTCACATGGAACGACGCGGCACAACGATGGAGCTTTGGTTTGTATACCATGCTAAAAGAACCGCTGGCGCAGGGTATTAAAATGATTCCGCGGTTCCCTCTCAATTTGCAGATAGTCGATGATAATTTCCCTAATGGCGTTTTCGGCGTATATAGCGATTTTGCCAGTATCGGACGTGATGATTTTAGGAACTGCAAAGCGGTATTTTCTTATATCCAAAACGCAAAATAGTTTTATTAACCTGTTTACACGTGCTCCAATACGTGCGATAATAAAGATGTAAGGAGGACGCCCAATGAAAAGCTATTCTTCGCGAGAAGTCATATCAATGCTTGAAGCGGACGGATAAATTATGGATAATTATATTTTCCCTTGTGTGTTTATTTATAAAGATGATGGAATATCCATCTATTTTCCCGATTTGGACGGATGCGTTTCTTTTGGCGAAAACGAACAACAAGCGTTTTACAATGCGAAGGAAGCGTTAACGCTGCATTTATACGGTATAGAACAAGACAATGAACCTATACCTAAGCCGTCGATGATTAAAGAAATTATGCTTGACGAAAACGAACAAGCTGTGTTGATCGAAGCCTTTATGCCTTCATTTCGAGCAAAACAAGCTAATAAATTTGTAAAGAAAACGTTAACGATTCCTGAGTGGCTTAATATTGTTGCGGAAAAAGAAGGGGTAAATTTTTCCCAAGTTTTACAGAACGCATTGAAAGAAAAGTTGCACGTTGAAGTATAGAGAAGTCTATGTTATGCAAATGCCCGGCATTATAAAACCATTGCCGAGCATTTTTTATTTGCTCATCATAAAGGGGGGGCAAAGCATATTTTACAATTCGACAGGCAATACCGTTTCTCCGCTGGTGCAGCGAGCGGAGGAGGATTCGAAATAGGGGAAACGACAGATCAGCAGCCGACGGCATTACATATCAGTTTTTCCGTTGAGAAAGCCGATACAGAGACTCCGAACGAAGCGAAAATATCTTTATGGAATCTAAGCCCGGAACACCTCGCGATAATCAACAGCGACGATTGCGTCGTTACCCTTCGGGCTGGGTATGGAAGCGCCATGACCTTGATATTCGTCGGCGTCGTTACATACACGGAAACCGCTCTTGACGGCGTTGACCGGGAAACGGCCATTGAAGTCTCGGACGGCAGGGTTGAGCTACGCGATACTCATGTTTCTCTGGCGTATTCAGGCCAGACAAACTCAAAGAAAATAATCGAGGACATCGCCGGCGAAATGGGCGTCCCTGTTAATTTTTCATACAACGCTCAATTTTACGATTTTCCGAAAGGGTTTTCGGTTATCGGGCTGGGGCGCGTCGGATTGGATAAGGCTTGCGCGTCAAGCGGTTTGCAATGGCAAATCCAAAACGGCATCCTGCAAGTTAAAAACAAACGAGATACCATGACGCGGGAAGTTTTCGTACTTTCGCCGGATTCCGGGCTTTTGGGCGTTCCGAAGAAAATCAACATTGGAAAGGACGCTGACGGCGACGAAGATCAGCCTGGCTGGGAAGTCGTTTATTTTCTTAACGGCGCGATCGGAATCGGCGATTATGTCCGGCTTGAGAGCAAAGCGGTTCAAGGATGTTTCCGCGTCCGGTCGATTGAAATGGCCGGCGACAATCTCGAAGGGGATTGGACTTGTACGGCAAAACTAATCGAAGCATAGAGTAGTTGTTATTTTGCCTCATAGAGCGATTTCCGGCTAATCAATATAAAATCACATGGAAACGAGTTACGACGTTCCTATCAACTACACAGAGATAATAGAAGGAGTTAGGAGGCGGTCATTATATTGCAGGAGTTTACGCAGGAATTAAAGAATTTAATACTTGAAACGATTCGCGGCGTTCATACCGCCATTCCTGCTAAAGTAGTTTCATATGACCCTGATAAATGCGAGGTAGATGTCCTTCCCTTCGGCAAATTTCGAAAACCTGACGGGGAGCTTCTTGACTATCCGCAAATATCCGGCGTTCCGGTTTATTTCGTTCAAGCTAGGGGGCGGACGGTTACGATTGCCTATCCGATAAATCCGGGTGACGAGTGTTTATTATTATTCGCGGAACAGGCTCTTGACATATGGAAGAACGGCGGGGCAGAATCAGATACGGAGCTCCGTTTTGACCTGATTAACGCGATTGCTCTCGTCGGATTGTTCGCAAAGGCTAATCCCATCGCGAAACGAGCCTCGGATAATGAATCAATTATCGTCCAGAGGGAAGAAACCTTCGTTGAAATATATGATGGCAAGTTTGAAACGGAAATCAGGAATAAGGATATAGCCGTGTCAGCTTACCATCTTATGGTTGACGGAATAACCGATACGCTGGAATTCACGGTTAAGAGTACGGATGATGAAAAAACGATCTCGATAAATATTGACGGTAACGAAGGTTCCGTTTATGTGAAAACAAAAGGGAAAATTCGTATCGAGAGCGACGAAATAATCACAATGGTCGCTCCGAAAATTGAATTGAACCCGTAATGGAAACAGGTGAGTTTATGCCAGATTCAACGCGGCTCGCGGATTATTGTACCGGACACGATTCCTGCGCCCCGACGCCTCTTATTACCGCCAGCGCGAATGTGTTTATTAATGGGAAAGGCGCGGGACGAATGGGAGATTTATACGACGCTCATGGTTGTGTCGCCCATCCATCTCATCAGGATTATATTGAGACCGGGAGCGAAACGGTTTTTATAAATAACTGTCAAGCCGGTCGGATAGGCGACCCGGTAATCCTTGCTGGAAGCGTCCGGGACGGAAGTAATAACGTAATTATCGGAGGTTAAGGGAGGGGATATTTTGAAGGACATACAGCTTACCGCCGACGGGGATTTAAGGATTACGGAACTCGGCGACATCGGACTCACCGATAGTGTCCGTCAAGCGGTCAGAATACGGCTCCTCTGGTTTTTTAACGAATGGCGGTTCGCTCCGCAGTTTGGCGTTCCATATTTC